ATGTTCCATCTTTTGATAATGTTACAGATATTTCAAATGCAAATGGATTTACAATTACAGTTGGAAAAATAAATTCATCTGGTATTGTTAGTGACCCATTGAATTATTTTTATTTCTTAAGTACAAGTACAGCAACAACAGGAAATGTTTCTGGTGGTGGAGCACAATGTTCTGCAGGTCCAGTTACACTACAGGCTTAATATGACATACACAGAACTTGTTCAAAAAATTAGAGATTATACAGAAGTAGATTCAAACGTATTTACTTCAACGATTGTTAATGGATTTATATTAGATGCTGAATGGAGAATTCAAAGAGATGTAGATTCTGATAATAATAGAAAATATGCAACAGCTCAAATTATTGCAGGTCAACCTTATGTAAGCACACCATTACTTACAAATCAAACTTTAATTATAAGAGAAGCTCAAATTATTCCAGATGGAACATTTTATACAGGGCCTAATGCCGTAGTAGAATATAGAGATACTGGCTTTATTAATGAATATAATGCAACGAATGCCCAAGGATTACCTAAATATTTTAGTTATTGGAATGAACAGCAATTAGTATTAGCTCCAATTCCAGACTTGACATATACCATGCAACTAAATTATACCTTGAAACCAGCAGGATTATCTAGTAATGTTGCTACAACATATTTAAGTCAGCAATTTCCCTCTGGCTTGTTATATGCATGCCTTGTTGAGGCTTATGGTTTTTTAAAGGGTCCTGCTGATATGATTCAGTTTTATGAACAAAAGTATCAATCAGCGTTACAAGGATTCTCTATTGAACAAATGGGAAGAAGAAGACGAGATGAATATCAAGAAGGTTCACCTCAGATTCAAAAACAAGGATAATATAATTAGGAGTTAATATGGCTATAACACAAGCAGTTGCAAATTCGTTCAAAGGAGAACTTCTACAAGGTCAGCATAATTTTACTGCGGCTACAGGGGATGTTTTTAAACTTGCTCTTTATACTTCTGCAGCAACTTTAAGTTCAGCAACAACAGTTTACACATCAACAAATGAAGTTGCAAATACTGGTCAATATGTGACAGGTGGAGGAGTTCTAACAAATGTATCACCCGTTGTTTCAAGTGGTGTAGCATTTATAGATTTTGCAGATATATCTTTTACTGGAGTTACTTTAACTGCGGCTGGATGTTTAATTTATAATACATCATCATCTAACAAAGCAGTTGTAGTTTTAGATTTTGGTGGAGATAAAACAGCAACAGCAGGAACATTTACAGTTCAATTCCCAGCAGATACTTCATCAGCAGCTATTTTAAGAATCTCCGGATAATTAGGAGTTTAGCTTATGGCTATTGTTGACGGTTGGGGTAGAGGAACCTGGGGACAAGGTGCGTGGAATGAAAACATTCCAGTTGAAGTTACCGGTCAACAATTAACTCTTTCTTTAAATTCAGTTACCATTTTAACAGATAGTACTGTTAATTTAACAGGTCAAGAATTAACTATATCTTTAGGAAATGTAGATGCAAATCCTGATGCTATTGTAACAGGTCAAGAATTAACTCTTTCTTTAAATTCAGTCACACCTCTAGCAGATGCAAATGTAGATTTAACAGGTCAAGAATTAACTCTTTCTTTAAATTCAGTTACTATTTCAGCAAATGCAATTGTTAATTTAACAGGTCAAGAATTAACTATTATTGAAGGTGAAGTAGATGCATCCCCTGATGCATTTGTTTCAGGAACAGAATTAACTGTTGCTTTAAATAATGTAAATGTTGCAATAACAGAAGATGGATTTGGTGTTGTAACTGGACAAGAATTAACTGTTTCTTTAAATTCAGTTAATGCTGATGCTATAACAATAGCCTCTGTAACAGGTGAAAATTTAACTGCTTCTTTAAGTTCGGTTACAGCATTTACTAATGTTACAGTAAGTTTAACAGGAAATTCGTTGACTATTTCCTTAAATAGTGTAAATCCTCAGTCTTGGGTTGAAATAAACACCGGAACTGCTGCAACTTGGACAGAGATTGACACAGCCGCATAGATTTAATAAATAATATAAGGAATTAATATGGTATCAAGTTATTCTACAGATCTTAAACTAGAACTTATGGTTACAGGCGAAAAAGCCGGTACATGGGGAGATATTACAAATACAAATTTAAACATTTTACAACAAGCAATTGCTGGATATGAATCTGTTGCATTAAATGCAACAACAGGTGCAACTTTAGCTTTTACAGATGGTGTTACCTCTAATGGAAAAAATGCTGTTTTAAATTTAACTGGAACTCTTACCTCTTCCGTTAACGTCATTATTCCAGATGGCATTGAAAAAACTTACACTGTAAAAAATGCAACCACAGGAGCTTTTGCAGTTACGTTTAAGACCACTTCAGGAACAGGAGCTACTTTTTCAACAACAGATAAGGGTGTAAAATTATTATATTCGGATGGAACAAATGTTACAGACGTAAATTCACAGCTAAAAACAATAAGTTTATTTACTTTACCAACAGCAGATGGCACTTCGGGTCAAGTTATTCAGACAAATGGATCAGCTCAATTATCCTTTGTTACACCATTTTCAACAGGAAAAGCTATTGCTATGGCAATAGTTTTCGGATAATAATAACAAACGGAGATAAAATATGGCAGCACCTAATATAGTAAACGTAACTACGATAACAGGAAAAACAACCTATGCAGCTTTAACAACAACTTTAACAACTGTGTTGTTAGCAAATGCTGTATCCTCAGGAAAAGTTTTTAAAATTAATTCAATTATGGTTGCAAACATAGATGGAACAAACGCAGCTGACTTAACGGTAAAGATTAATACTGCAGCAGCAGGTAGTGGTACCTCTTATGCTTTAGCAAGTACAATTTCTGTCCCAGCAGATGCAACACTAAATTTAATTGATAAAAATTCTTCTTTTTATTTAGAAGAAGATAAATCAATTCTTGGTGGAGCAAGTGCAAATAGCGACCTTGAAATAGTTATTTCGTACGAAGAAATAAATTAACCCGGAGTTCAAGCTATGGCAAATGGCGGAATTATCGGACCAGTAAACGATCCAACAACAACTACGCTTGTAACATCTTTTACAGCATCAGGAACATACAATTATTCAAATCAAGCAACACCAGGTCAAGTTGACTATTTAGTTGTTGCTGGAGGCGGGGGTGGTGGCGGTGGAGATTCTAATGGTGGTGGAGGAGGTGCGGGAGGATATCGTACTTCATTTCCAGGTGGAACAAAATTAACATTAGCAGGAGGATCTTCTTATCCAATAACAGTTGGAGGTGGAGGATCTGGAGGATTAGGAGATTGTACAGCTGGAGGTACCGCTGGAAATCCTTCTATATTTTCAACAATTACATCAGCCGGTGGTGGAGTTGGAGGTAATAATAATATTCCAACTGCTCCTAGAAATGGTGGTAGTGGTGGTAGTGGTGGAGGTGGTGCTGCTAGTGGTGGTAATGGTACAGGAGGAACAGGAAATACTCCGCCAGTAAGTCCTCCTCAAGGAAATAATGGTGGAAGTGGTTTAAATACTGCTCCAGCTTATGGTTCTGCTGGAGGAGGTGGAGCTTCTGCTACTGGTTCCAATGGAACATCTTCTAACGGAGGAAATGGAGGAGCAGGTTCTGCTAACTCAATAACAGGTTCACCAGTAACTTATGCAGGTGGTGGAGGTGGTGGATCTTCTTCAGGTTCATCAGGAACTGGAGGACCAGGTGGAGGTGGAGCAGGTAAACTTGCTACAAGTCCTACAAATGCTATTCCAGGAACCATAAACACAGGTGGAGGTGGTGGAGGTAGTTCAGGAGGTCCAACGGCTGCTAAAACAGGAGGTTCAGGAGGTTCAGGAATTGTTGTCATATCAGCACCAGGAGTTAAAGTTGTTTCCGGAGTCTGGTCACTGCAATGTCAATACAATTATAAAAAAGCAGGAACGTGGACACCGAGTGCTCCATTCGATGTAGATTATTTAGTAGTAGCGGGTGGTGGCTCTGGAGGAAATTCTACTCCTAATGCAGGAGGACAAGGAGGAGGAGGTGCGGGAGGTTATAGAACATCTTTTCCAGGAGGAACAAAATTAACATTATCAGGTGGAACTTCTTATCCAATTACAATTGGAGGAGGTGGAGCTACTAATTCATCACCAGGTGCATCTGGTGTGCGTAATCCAGGATCACCTTCTATTTTTTCAACAATTACAAGTACAGGTGGAGGAGGTGGAGCAACAGCAGGAAATAATAATGGTGAAGCTGGTGGATCAGGAGGTGGAGCTAATTTTGCAGGAACAGGTGGAACAGGAAATAGTCCACCGGTAAGCCCATCACAAGGTAATCCAGGAGGAAATGGTAATAATCCAGGTGGAGCAAATGGAGCTGGAGGTGGAGGAGCTTCTGCTGCAGGAGCAACAGGTCCTGGTGGAAGAACAGGAGGAGCAGGTAGTGCAAACAGTATTTCAGGATCACCAGTAACTTATGCAGGTGGAGGAGGAGGAGGAAGTTATCCACCATCTAGTGGAGCAGCTTCAGGTGGTGCAGGTGGAGGTGGAGCTGGTGGAAATCAAGGAAATGGAACAGCAGGAAATCCTAATACTGGTGGTGGTGGAGGTGGAGGAGGTTCTACACCAACTACTGGTGGAACAGGTGGAGCAGGTGGTTCAGGAATCGTTATTATCAGAGCACCAGGAAGTGCTCCATTCTCTGTATCACCAGCAACAAATACAGTTACAACACTTCCAGCTCCAGCAGGAGGTTGTAAAGTAGCGACATTTACTGTATCTGGAACACTTACAACATAAAAATTTATGCACTTTCAATTTAATAAAATATGATTTATAATAAACAATAAGGAGTAAATAATATGGCACATTTTGCAGAAGTAAACAGCTACGGTTTAGTATTAAGAGTTGTTGTTATTGATAACAATGACGTAAACGCAAATGGCGGCGATCAATCAGTTGGAGCAGAAGAAGCAGTTAAAAAAATTGTTCCTTTTACAACTGGAAACAGATGGGTTCAAACTTCTTATAATAATAATTTCAGAAAACAATATGCTGGAATTGGTTACACGTTTGATTCCACAAAAAATAAATTTATCGCACCACAACCATTTGCATCTTGGTCGCTAGACTCTAATGACGACTGGAAAGCCCCAGTTGCATATCCAACAGTTACAACTTATGGAGATAATGTAAGATACTTTATTTCTTGGGATGAAGCTGGACAAAGATGGATTGGTAAAGACGATCAAAATAACACATTCGCTTGGTCACCTGACACTTCATCTTGGATTGCTACAGGCAATTAAGTTAAAGAATTTTTAATAGGAGCAGTGACTTATGGGATCACCCAATGGCGGTATAATAGGAGTAATTAATCCAACATCGTTTGGTAAATG